CCCAGATTGGGCCTTTGATAAAGCCCAGGCGGTAAATAGTAATAGCCAACTATACAAGCAAGCTGGTAACTCAGTCACGGTTAATGTGATTGAGGCGATAGCAAAACGATTGGAGTAAACAGATGAATAACATAATTGAAAACGTAAAGATAACCAAAACTTTCTTGGGCAGAGAAGACCACGGAATTTTAACTTGTTATCTGACTGTTGAGGGATATGGATTTGGAGTATCTATTGGAGGATACTGCCTAGATAAATACGACGAACACAAGAAAAAACGAGTAGCTTTTCACAAGAGCTTTGAGCTGATAGACCGTATCTTGGAGGTTGCCGGTGCAAATAGCTGGGAAGAACTGCAAGGGAAGTATATACGTGTTAAGAGTAACGGTTTTGGAGGTAGAGTAACGAAGATTGGAAATCTTATTAAAGATGATTGGTTGGACTTTGATACCTTTTTCAAGGAGTAAACAGATGAATAAACAGGAAGCGATAGAGATTATTGAGCAATCAAAAATAAAAATAGCTAACAGAGAGAGGGTAATATTTAAAGCAGGCGAAATTATAGGAGGATGTGTCCAGGTCGATTATGTACCACTTGAAGTTGTTGTGAACACGATTGACCAAATCCACGAACCGCAGAAGGTTGTGGTGCCGAAGTTTATCGCTGATAGTATCGAATATTGCAAAAATAAAGAAGGGTATGGATTGCTCCGTGCAATGGATTACTGCGATGAATACAATGATACTGGCGAATGGTTAGAGCACAACCAAGAGACTTTCGCCCTAGCGTGGCTTTTCGGCTATGAGATTGAGCAGGAGAAACTGTATACGGTGGAGATACCTGACCCAAATCGCCCAGATATTGCCACATTCTTGTATAAAGAAAACGGAAAGGTATTTATTGGAACTGATATCTTTTTGGATGAGGTACCCAACTATAAATGGAAAAATGAACCAGAAAACCAATTAACCGAATCCGAAATCAAAGAGGATTTTGAGTGGGCTTGGCAGTTTAGAGAAGAAGTAGATTAAGGAGGCGAACAAATGACAACAGCACAAACTTATTTTTATGTTTTTGACCAAAATAATTCTGGAGGTTACTTTGTAATTGATGAAAATGTAACGTCTGAAATCATTATTGAAGCTACAGAAGAGGCAAAGGCATTAGAGCGATTAGAAGAAATTCTAAGCCAAAAACCTGAATATATGGAATACTGTTCTTGTTGTGGTGAGCGTTGGTATCCAGAATACTCTGATGTTTACACACGTTATTGGGTTAGTGATGAGCAGTATGAAGAATTTGAAGAAGTAAGAGATGGGCATGAGGCTATGTTCTATCCTTTGGATGGAGAGCATAGACTTATACCTTGGTCGAGGTATAGTATGTATGAGTATCTTCCTAAAAAGGAGGTAAATGGATGAATGGACCTATCTTAGATATTTTACTTAATCTAATAGTTCTATCTGGACTGATAGGAATGTTGCTGCTTATATGGATACTTATTATCGGCATGATAGGTTTATTTTTGAAAGAGGTAAAAACGACACCGAAGTCTAAGGAAGAGGTGGAGTGATGGAAAAAGATATTGAGTTACTTACGGAGTTAAAAGGACAATTCGTTGAGACGATGGTGGTAGAAAGCCAAAAACTGATATTCAATGCAAATGCAATAAATAAGTGCGGCGAGTATGTCAGAGCTTTGTCCAATGCTATACAGATGATGAAGGAGGCAGAAAATGATACCGAAGTTTAGGGCGTGGGATAAGATATCTCATGCGTGGAGACATGATATATACATTGGGCTTGATGGTTTAGCTAAGGACCTTTCCCGCACGGGAGAAGAGCCTTTTGAATTACCTTTAGACAATGTCATCCTCATGCAATCCACAGGGCTGTTTGATAAAAACGGCAAGGAGATTTTTGAGGGAGATGTGGTATCCTTCGAAGATGCCAGCGATAATGAAAATGTATTTGTAAATAAAGGAGTTGTCGAGATATGTCAGTTGGGTTGGCATTTTTCTAACAGAGTCTCTGTTGACATGGAGGATTTACTCGATGGCCATGTGCTTGATTGCGAAATCATCGGCAATATTTATGAAAATCCGGAATTGGTGGAGGCAGAAAATGACTAACGAAAAACTAGGTGTGCTACTGGTCGATGTGCCAGAGGTGATGTATTTTGACTATAATTACATAATGGGCGTAGAGGAAGATGGCGAAATTAAATTTACTGTCAATGAAACGGACATTTTAGAGGAAGTGGTAAAAGTGGCTTGGAAATGCACCCAAGAAGAAGCGCAGAAATACCCACAGTTAAAGTGGGTAGCGTTGGAGGAGTTAACCTAATCTAAGGCTCACCGACTGTCGCAGGTCGGTTGGTCATTCTGCCAAAAATAAAAAAAGAAGGAGGACTCCTTTGTAGATTAAAGTCACATTATTGGACCAATGGCAGTAAGGTCAGCCACAAATAAAATAAATAGAAAGTAATTGCAAATGGTATCATAGTCCAACTCCCTATTGTGGTACGGGTTGAGGACTAATATTACAAAATTGGAGGAATAAAACAATGTATGAAAATGAATTTCAAGTAACAAAACGTCAGATAGCAGCAGGCGCTACAATTATTGGACTTATTATTTTTGCAGTATTTTTTAGATTGACCGCAGTTGTCAAAATTCCAGCAAATACCGTAGGTGTGAAGGTGTCGGCATTCAACGGAGTACAAGAAAAAACTTTACAGACGGGCTACCATCTGAAAGTTCCATTTGCTGATAAGGTGTATAAGTTGCCGACATCCGTTCAGACAAAGACCATGGAAGCTATCACGACACAGACGAAGGATGGTCAGTGGTTGAATACTAATATTGACGTTAAATACAAGGTCAACAAGGCAGAAGCTATGACTGTGTTTACTAACTACACAGACCTAGAAAATGTGAGTAATAGCGTTGTCGCTCCATCTGTGCAACGGGCCATTGAATCCGTAACTGGCGAGTATGATATTTACGAAGTACTAGGCTCTAAGCGTACAGAAGTTTATGGCAAAATTGACCAGAAGCTAAAAGAGCGGTTCGCAACAGATAATTTGGAATTTGTGTCATTCACTATCACAGACCAAGATGCAGGCGATGAAATCGAAAAAGCCATCAAGGATGAATCCGTTAAGCAGAAACAAGTAGATTCAGCTAAGCAGGATCAAGAGAAAGTTAAAATCGAAGCAGAAACTAAGAAAATCCAAGCTCAAGCCGATGCCGATGCTGAGGTTATTAAGGCTCAAGGTCAAGCAAAAGCCAACGCTGAACTAAATAACTCTATCTCGGATAATTTGATTCGAATGAAAGAAGCTGAGGCTCGTTTGGAGCATGGCTGGGTTGAAGTTATCACACAAGGGGATGTGATTACGAATCAAGAATAACAAAAAAGCCAAGGCACTCTCTGCCCAGGCTGTGGTTTCGCTATCAATATTATACCACAAAGGAGACAGAGAGTGAACAAGGCTAAAGAGTTACTTGATGAACTACAAAATTTGGATGAAGAGATACAGAATCGAATTGATGAACTTGCTAATCTTGAAGCTAGTTTACTTTCTAGTCCTAAAATGAACGTGAATAAGGTTCAAGGTGGTCAGAAAATTCAATTAGATGAACGTTACATTGATATTTTTAGCATGCAAGATTCCTTGAAAGAGTATATGAAGGATGCTACTGAAGAAGCTATCAAACGCAGAATTGAATTGAGTAGGCTGATTGATAAAATGCCAAAACCTGCAAGTCGAACAATTCTAAGGATGGTGTATATTCAGAAAGCAAGCGTATATGATATGATTGAGTTTTTACAATGCAGCAAGACTACTTTCTACAAAAAGAAGAAAGATGCAATCCGTGAACTAGGTGCTGTAATTGACAAAAGTGAACTAAAGTGAACTAGTCTGTAGCGCACTGGTCAAACAATCGTGCTATTATAGTATCATCAAGAAATAAGGGTAAGGCAGTAAGCCTTCCCTGACATGGAGAGTTGGCAGAGTTGGTCGAATGCGCCCGTTTGCTAGACGGGTGGCCGCCTACGTGCGGTCCGTGGGTTCGAATCCCACACTCTCCTTTGAGTGTTTGTGTCCCAGAATGGGGTAAGTCGTTGGACGAGAATTCATATATCACTCATTAACTTTGAAATGGTTGCGGATGCGACTAGGCCCTGCATGATTGCACAGCTACTTATATCCTAGGTAAGTTATAAGCTGGGTGGTTTGATTCCGCTAGGGGTCTTTCTCCTATATTTTTCCCACACAATCGTGTGGCTTTTTTAATTTTGAGTGGAGGTGATGGAAAATCGCGAAGAGAAGAGAAATGGTTGATGAATTTGGTCTGAATAGTCGTGAGCGCAATTTTGCAGATGAGTACATCGCTAATGGTAATAATGCAACGCAGGCTTATTTAAAAATATATCCAACCTCTGGAGAAGCTAATGCTGCTAACAAAGGCAGTGCATGGGTTAGAAAAGGTGAGATTTTGAACTATATCAAAATCAAAACCAAAGAAAGACTTGATGCTTCAGGGCTGAAATCAAGCGATATTATCGATCGTCTTATTGATATCGCTTTTGGGCGTCCAATTATCGGATATAGCAAGCAGACAGATAAATTGACTGGCGAGGTCATTAAGCACATTGAATATGAGAGCACTGCTCCTATTGATGAGCAGATTAAAGCGCTTGAATTGCTAGGTAAGTATCTCAAATTATTTACTGACAAAGTAGAAGCTGAGGTAAACGGAACGGTGGTGTTTGCTAATGAAGCAGACATCCCAGATTAACGTTGATTTGCCAAAGATTGTCGGTAAGGGTTATGGTCGGTTTTGGCGGTCTAGGAATTTTTACAGAGTCGTCAAAGGCAGCCGCGGGAGTAAAAAGTCGAAAACAACCGCTTTGAACTTCGTAGTCAATCTGCTGAAGTGCCCATGGGCTAATCTACTTGTCGTGCGTCGCTACTCGAATACCAATAAGCAATCAACTTATACGGATTTTAAATGGGCCTGTAACCAGCTTAAAGTTAGTCATAAGTTTAAGTTTAACGAGAGTCTGCCAGAGATAACAGTTAAGGCTACAGGTCAGAAAATCCTCTTTCGAGGTTTGGACGATGAGTTGAAGATTACATCTATCACGGTTGATGTAGGCTCTCTTTGCTGGGCTTGGTTTGAAGAAGCCTACCAGATTGAGACTGAAGATAAATTCTCGACGGTCGTTGAATCAATCCGTGGTAGCTTACAAGATACTTCGGCATTTGCTTTCAATCGACTAGACGGTACATATGGAAACGTGCCGTTTTACAAACAAATCACGGTCACGTTTAACCCGTGGAACGAACGTCATTGGCTTAAAAAGGTATTTTTTGATGAAGATACCAAACGGTCAGATACTCTGGCTTTGACAACTACTTTTAGATGCAATGAATGGCTAGATGAGGTTGATATTAAGCGATATGAGGACCTTTATATCACTAATCCACGGCGGGCTCGCATTGTCTGTGATGGTGAGTGGGGAGTTGCCGAAGGTTTAGTATATGAAAATGTCCAGGTTGCCGATTTTGACAAAGAGTCGTTATTGCAATCTGGGAATTACAAGCTGTGCGTCGGACTTGACTTTGGTTTCACGCACGACCCGACCGCTCTTGTAGCTTACCTCGTAGATGATAAAAATAAAAACATCTATGTCTTTGATGAGCATTATCAAGTCGGTTTATTTACTAAGGATATTGCAGAGATGATAAAGAACAAAGGATATGCCAGTAGTCAGATTGTCGCAGATTGTGCGGAAGCTCGACTTATCGAAGAATTGAAATCGGAGCATGGAATCCGCAGGATTAAGGCAAGTCGCAAAGGTAAGGATAGTGTTATGGCTGGTGTGTCCAAATTGCAAGGATACAAGATAGTAGTACATCCGTCTTGTACACATATCATGGACGAATTCTACTCATATTGCTACCAGCAAGACAAGGAAGGCAAGTGGTTGAATAAACCAGAGGATAAGAATAACCACCTTATGGACGCACTGCGATATGGTCTGCAATGTGCAGAGCGCAAAGAATGGCTCTATTAGAAAGGGAAGTATGTTAGATGTGAAAGATATATCCCAAGTTGAACGAGGGATAAAAAAGTTAATCGACAATGACCTCACTGACCAAAGCAAAGAGAAGATGCGGACAGCTTTGGATTACTACAGAGGTAAGCATGATATTTTGGATTATAGACTGTACTATATTGATGATACTGGTCAACCAAAAGAAGAAAAATACAGAAGTAATACAAAAATAGCTCATGGTTTTTTCACGGAGCTAGTTGACCAGAAAGTCCAGTATTTATTGTCAAATCCTATCGAGATTCAGACGGAACAACAAGAGCTACAGGAATACTTAGCTGAATATGTCAATGAAGAATTTCAGCTAGTCTTGCAGGAATTAGTAGAAGGGGCTAGCCAAAAGGCTATTGAGTATGTTTTTTGGCGAATAGACAAAGATGGGCGTTTGGTTTTTGAGGTAGCTGATGCCTTGAAAGTGATTCCTATCTACAATCACGACAATCAGATGGAACAGGTCTTGTACTATGTTAAAGACGAAATAGTTGTAGATGGAAAAACCAAAGAAGTAAAGAAAATTCAGCTTTGGACAAAAGATGCAATCCATTATTTCGTTTATGCGGATAACAAAGTCAAATTAGATGATACAGTGCCCGTAAATCCTACCCCTCATTTATTGGTAAAGGACAAGAAAAACGAAGAGGTCCTGGGCAAGGGGTATGGTCGTTTGCCTTTTATGGTCTTGCATAATAATCGCGAGAAGTTGACAGACCTTGAGCCGATCAAAGACCTAATAGACGATTATGACTTGATGGCTTGTGCGTTATCAAATAACTTGATTGATTTCGACCATCCTATCTATGCCGTGAGAGGATTCGAAGGGGATAGCTTTGATAAACTTGTTACCAATTTAAAAGCAAAGAAAACGGTCGGTGTTGGTCCTGACGGAGGACTTGACGTAAAAACCGTAGACATCCCCATCGAAGCTCGTAAAGAGAAATTGCGGATTGACAAAGAAGCCATCTATAAGTTTGGTATGGGCTTTGATAGCTCGCAGACTGGCGATGGGAACATCACGAACGTTGTTATCAAGTCGCGTTATAGTCTGCTAGACCTCAAATGCAATAAAATTGAAGTGCGTTTGCGCAGGATTATTAAGCAAATGTTAGAGTTGATTGTTGAAAATATCAACCAGAGGTACTCTAAAGCCTACAATACCTCAGATATCGAAATTATTATCACTCGAGACATAATGGCAAACGAAGTAGATAATGCAACTATAGCAAAAACAGAAGCAGATACGAAACAAGTTGCAATTCAAACTATCTTAGATGCTGCGCCTCGCTTAGATAGTCGTACTGTTTTAGAACTATTAGCTGGCATACTTGAAATTGATCCTGATGAGGTTGAAAAAGCCTTAGACGAAGAGGAGTATCGAGGGGATTTAGAGCAAGATACGGAGGTAGAGGATGGAGTTGAACCAGTATCAGAAGGAGATGCAACATCTACTACAACTACAGGACCAGAGGGTTAATCGCCAGTTATACAACCTTTACGTGGATATCGTGAAAGAGCTGAAAAAATCTCTATTGGCTGAGTATCAAAGCTACGAAAATCTATCGCGTAGCAAAAAGATGGACTTGAAGCGCATGTCAGCTATGCTAGAAGCGATTGACAGCCAGTCTCAGAAGCTTAAAACAGGTCTGAATGGTACAATACCAGACCACTTAGAAAGAGTCGGTAAAATGGCTTATAATGAGCTATTTTACGAATATGAGCAGACGAGGTCAGCAATCCAATTCGCTTTGTTGCCAGAAGAAGAATTGAAGACGATTATAGAGACTCCTGTAGCAGGTCTGCGCTTGTCTCAAAGAATAAACGATGGAGTTGTGTCGGACTTACGAAAGAGTATCAAAAGCGAGCTAACACGGTCGTTTGTGCATGGATTGAGTTATCAAAGAACAGCTAAAAGACTATCAGAGTTGGGCAGTTCGTCTTATCGCAGAGCGTTGAATATCACTCGGACAGAAGCTGGCAGAGTATCAGCTATCGCTCGTCAGAGGTCGCAAAAAGAAGCGGTTGACCTAGGCATAGAGTTCAAAAAAATGTGGGTAGCGACACTGGATAAACGGACACGAAATACCCACCAGCACTTAGACGGTCAACAAGTTGGTCCAGAGGAGTATTTTGAACATAATGGTTTGAGAACTTTACAGCCCCACATGTTTGGGATAGCCAGCGAAGATTGTAACTGCCGCTGTCGGACTATATCTCGCTTAAAAGATGACGATACACCGCTGTTGCGTAGGGATAGCGAAACAGGAGAGGTTGTTGAGTATCGGAATTATCGAGAGTGGGAGAATAAAAAACTTTCGTCAGTAGAAGTAGATACCAGTCCGAAACCATATGATTTTATAGATTTAAGCAATCCAGAAAATCAGACGATAGAAAACTTCGAGATAATACTCTCGAGAGCCAAGGTTGCTGTAGAAGAGTATAAGAAGCATACAGGAATTGACTTGGTTTCTGAATTTAATAATAAGAATTTTAGGTCAATGTCTAATCCGTATGATGATAATAAAGCAAAATTTCTCAAATTTTTGTATAATAAGATTGGGTATGATGCCAAGCCACAAAAACTTAGTGATACAAAAGGCTACAACTTATTTTATAGAGGTATCACGGGTAGCAAAGAGACTGGTTTAACCGCAAAAGATTTTTATAATAGACTTGTTGACGGTGAATATGATTTCTCTGGTGCTATGTCATCTATGGTTGGGCGCGGTATTTATTTCAGTATTGAACAACGAATGGGCCAAGTTTATGCAAAAAATGGCATATTAGCTGAAATGTATTTCCCAAAAAATGCTAAAGTCATAGATGATCAAGTTTTAAAAAGTTTCAGAAATGCTTTCTCGAATGAACAATTATCTAATCCTGAATTGGCAGCAATCAACGACTTAATAAACTATGACATTGGGCCTAAGATTAATGTGGCTGGAGATAGACATTTTGATTTTTGGGCAATTTTTAGTGGTCACGATGCAGTTCAAAGAGATAATTATGAGATATTAGCAGTGTACAATCGTGGTGTTTTGGGGGTGAAAGATAATGATTAAAACTACATACACCTTGTTAATTTCAGCGTTCAGTCTGATTGAATACGAAAAAAAGTATCAGAATTTTGATATGTTTGACCAATTAAAAAAAATCACTCGTCGCCTAGATATGAAAAACTCACCGGATTTCTATCCAATTACATTAGATGATTTTTCTGACACGTCTATAAGTGATGAAGATAAAGCGATATTATTTGATTTTATCAAGCAAAACCAAAACAAGTTAGATGAGCACGAAGACTCATTTGATATTTTTGTACAGTTAGCACCTAGAGAAATCTAAGTGCTTTTTTGTACCAAAAAACAGGAGGAAACATGAACAGAGATAAGAAACCAGGTATGGAAACTGTCAAAATTGGCGGTATAGTTTATGAAGTCAGCAAGAAACCAGATTTGCAGGGTAAAACCGGTGAATGGGGACATATTGAGTACAAGACAGGTAAGATTGTGCTTGATGACTCTACCAGTCAGCAAATTGAAGACCAAACGCTTATCCATGAGATCGCTCATGGGATCTTAGTTGAAGCTGGTTACGTGCAACATGAGGAAGAACAAGCTGACCGCATTGGCAAAATTTTGTATCAAGTGCTGACCGACAATGATTTCAGTTGGTTGTGGAAAGGAGGAACCAATGGCTAGTTTTTCAATTGACCTGGCGCTAAACTGGGAGAACCAAGACGAACTTCAACGTTTGCTGCAAAATGTCGATAAAGCCCAACAAGCGTACCAGAATGCTTTGAAAGAATTGTCTGAGTTCAAACCAGACATTCAGGTTGTTTCTAAAAATGGAGGTTACAAGGCACATGAATAAACGTATCAAAAAGAAACGTGAACTGATTGAACAAGTTCAGGGAACTAAAGAAGCTGTTGATATTGCATTGAATATCATTAAAAGTCTACTTGATGAAAACGCCAAACAAGCAAATGAAATTGCCGAGCTACGTTCAATCGTCGAACGCAATGCACAGGCTACTAATTCGAGATTTGATTATCTTGAAAAGAAAGTAGCTGACAAGCTGTCCAAGAAATCTTGGTTTAGTCGTTAACAAGGAGGTGGTTCAACATCTTGACAGCAGGAAAGACTGCAATAATTACATAGCCTAACCGTGTCGAATTCGATGCGGTTTTCTTTATGTCCTGTCGCATGACGGAAAACTAGGCAACTACCCAAATTGTCGCAGGGTATATTGTGACAACTCCCACAGGGGGAGAGCCCCTAATAAAATCTATGGAGGTAACCAATAATGGATTGGTTGAAAGAACTTATCGAGAAACATACTGCAGAGGGTAAAACAGACATTGATGCGGTCATGAACGCAGTCAAAGAAGAGTTCCCGAAACACGCTGTCCCGAAAGATGTCTACAACGAGCAGGCTGAGAAGCTAAAAGTCGCTAACAGCACGCTAGACACCTTGAAGAAATCAAACAAGGACAACGAAGAGCTGCAGAATGAACTCAAAACGTACAAGGACAAGGTGTCGCAGCTAGAAGCCGAGGCAAAGGAAACAGCCAAGAAACAGACAATTAAGGACGCGCTGATAAATGCTAAGGCGACTGATGTAGACTACCTCATGTACAAGCTTGGCAACTTGGAGGAAGACGATAGCGGAAAAATTAAGGATTTAGACCAAAAAATCAAAGATTTACAAGTCAACTTGCCGAACTTTTTTGAATCTGCTGAAGCAAAAGAGGATAAGCTGAATGGCTATGAACATTTGGGCGGTGCGGGTCTCTTACCTGGTTCTGCAGAGTCTACAAAAGATGTTATCGACGTTATTGGAAACAAAGAATTGAACTTAACTCAATTCTTACAGGAAAAAGCGAAAGGATAGAAAAATATGTCTAATGAAATTACAAAAATTATTGATACGATCACTCCAAAGGTATTTAATGCTTACATGGACCAGTATATCAACGAACATTCGTTGCTAGTTCGCTCTGGTGCGGTTGTCGCTGACGAACGTGTATCTCGAAATATTACGGCTGGTGGTCTAACCGTTAACATGCCGTTTTGGAACGATTTGAGCGGAGAGGACCAAGTCTTATCCGAAGACAAAGAAATCGAAACAGGAAAAATTACTTCTGGAAAAGATGTAGCAGCTGTTCTTTACCGCGGACAAGGTTGGTCAGTAAACGAATTGGCTGGTGTTGTCTCTGGTTCAGACCCTATGCGCGCTATCTTAGATCGCATTGGTGGATTCTGGCTTCGTCAAGAACAGAAAGTGCTAATGGCGGTACTGAAAGGGTTGTTTGCTACGAGCGGACCTCTTGCAGATACTCATTTGTTGGATTTAAGTAAAAAAACTGGAAAAGCAGCAGTTGTGGACGCTAAGGCTATCTTAGACGCTAAGCAGTTGATGGGTGATGCTTCTCGCAAACTCAAAATTTTGGCAGTACATTCTTCTGTTTATACTAAATTGCAAAAGGATAACTTAATTCAATACATCCAAGCTACCGATGCAAATATTCAGATTCCGACTTATTTAGGATATACATTGTTAGTTGATGATGCATTGGCTCCAGAAGGTGACGTTTACACATCATATTTGCTAGGTAGTGGTGCTTTTGGACGCAATACAGGTCATCCAGAAGGTTTGACAACATTCGAGACAGAACGCAAGGCTGCTGCAGGGGTAGACAATGTCTATACTCGTCGCGCTCTAACAATGCACCCGTATGGTGTTCGCTGGCAAGATAACAGCATTGTAGGATTGACTCCATCAAACGCAGAATTGGCAACTGCCGAAAACTGGAAGAAAGTCTATGAAGACAAGAACATCGGTATTGTGGCTATTCGTCACAAATTAGCGTTTTCTAGCGAGGTGTAAGCATGGATAAGTATATTACAATCGATTTGTTCATTGATACAGATGATGATCGTGTGGAGTATCCTAATGGTGCTCTCTATCCTCGTGAAGGCTACACCCCTTCAAAAGAGCGTATCGACTCTCTTTTGAGTGGTGACAATGCTAGGGGTGTACCGTTGATTAAGCAAATTATCGAATTGCCAGCAAAAACAACTATTCCATCTGACGCTGAAAACGAATTGACTCGAGATGCCATCAAGGAGAAATTGACCCAGCTAGGCATTGAGTTTAATGCCAGGGCTAAGACAGAGAGTTTGCTGGAATTGTTAAAAACAGCCGAAGAGGAGTAGTTGAACTCCCAATGTCATTAAGTTAAGCATTTAAACAATTAAAGGAACTATTCCCGTCCGAGCAATTGATGACCAAACG